ATCCTAACCACCATTTTGTTTGTCTCATTAATATTCTCATTCTTCTATTACCAAATAATCTAGGAGCACCTCCTAAAAATATATTTGCCAACGGACCTTTTTTAGCCAACCCAGTAAATATTTTTTCATTTTTTAGTAAACTCTGTAACGCTTTGATATTTTCCGCAGGTTTTACTGCATTACCCATGTACTTAGCAAGATTTCCTGTTGCTTTTTGGAATTTAACGCTTTTAGTTCCCGCATTTTCTAATAATTTTAAATAATCTATAATTGTTTTTTTAAATCCTTTTAAAACACCTCCTGGTAATAGTTCAATTTTTTCCGCAACTTTTGGTGCCCAACTTTTTGCACTTTGTAAAAATTTACCAATAACACCAGGTTCTTTAGATAATTTTGCTAACGCTGCACTTGCCTGAGCAGTTTTACCCGCTTCAGCCAACTTTAATGCCACTTTTAATTCCTTAGTCGCAGTACTACCTATTTTAAGGGCTCCCATCACAGGTTTTGCAACAACGTCACCAGCGTATGGTATCGCGGAAATAATACTTAACAAACCAAACAATTGGTCTCCTTGAGAAAAATAAGATATACCATTAACAACGTCAACAATTCCTGTCGGGTCCACAATACCTAAAATATCACCTACCAAGTTATACCATTCTGCCTCAGTAATTATTTCTTTATTATTTGACTTTAATTGTTCGGTAATAAAAGTTAATTGTTTTTCATTTATTATTATACTCGCCATTTTAATTTTAATTATAAATATCCATAAAACAAAAAAAAGGGTCGTTAGACCCTTTTACTTAAATTCTATTTTAGTTTGTTTATTTAAATCAACAAAATGTTGTACCCTTTCTTGTCCAACTTTGGTATAGTTTTCACTCAATTCGATTCCAATCCATCTGCGTCCACTAATTTCAGCTGCGACCATTGAAGTTGCAGAACCAGCGAATGGGTCAAGAACGATATCATTCTTGTAAGTAAGAATCTTAATTGCTTTCATTGGGATGTCCATTGAGAATGTGGCTTTGGTTTGTTGTTTCGTGTCCGCAAAATATTCCCACTGACCATAAACCAAAGACATAAATTCTTTCTTGTCTTCTTCTTGATAAACCGCTTTAGTTTTTACGGTTCCATCCTCTTGTTCCATGTCAACCATCTCAACTTTCCATTGTGGTTCACCTTTAATCTTTTTAATACGGTCTTTCTTGTAGGCTAATATTACACATTCTTTTGGGTTATAAATATAAGGGCTGGAAGGACTCATCCACGAACCCCAAGCTGTGGTCTTACTTCTGTGTGGTGAGTTCTCATCAAGGTCAACCAATCCATAGAATTGGAACCCAACAGATTTCATTACTGACCAAAACTCAGACATAAATAAAACTCTACCTCCTCTGTCTTGTACATTCACTTCGTAAGGAATGTTAACGGCGATTCTACCATCAGTTTTTAGAACACGGAAAGATTCGGTCAACCACTGTTTTGTGAAATCCCAATATTCTTCCATTGTCATTGTATCTTTGTGTGTGTCATATTCAATCCCAACATTGTATGGTGGAGATGTTACGACCAAATCAACAGAGTTTTCAGGAAATTTAGACATTTCATCTATACAGTTCCCATTAATAATTTTTCCTGTTTCTATTCTTCTTTCAAGATACCATAAAGCTTTCTTTAGGTCTTGAAGTTCTTTATCGACCCCTTTTTTTCCCGCCCTTGAAATATACTTCACGGTATTACCGAGGTGAAAATCTAAATCCCAAGCTTCAATAACTTTAATCGCTTCATATGGATTATTTTCTCCACCGTAATGACTAGGGTGGTTCACTTGTTCCTTTGGAATATTACATTGACAATTACCGTCACCACCATTTAACGGATTACACACACAATCTTTTTTCATATTAATCTTCCCTATATTCTTTTAATAATTCTTCGTTAGATAATGCACTATATTTTTCACTCAATTTACTGGTGTCAATATCGTCATACATTACATGGAGTGTATCATCAAGTTCTTTTGCAAGTTCCAACGATTCACAAATAACATTAAGAATACAATATGGATTTGCGTTTGATGCTGGTCTTCTATCTTCAAGATAACCTTTCCAAGTTTCACCTACAGATTTTGGAACTCTGATTGATGCTCCCCTGTCTGACACACCCCAACTGAATTTATCAATTGATTGTGTCTCATGTTTACCTGTTAATCTTAAATGATTGTCAGAACCATAGTTTTCAATATGAATTTTTGCTCTTGATTCAAATACTTTAAAGATTGAGTTGAAGTATTCTTCTCCTCCTGTTTCTCTCATTCTTTTGTTTGAGAAGTTGGTATGAAGTTAAAGGTTTTGGATGTAATTCAATTTGATATCCATGTTTTTCGGCAATTTTGTAAAGGAAGTAACGAGACATCCATAAGTCGTCAGCGGCTTGTACTTTACCTTTAGCGAACACTTGGTATTCCCATTGCCCTAATGCAACCTCAGCGTTGGTTCCTTCAATACCAATACCATAATTTAAACACATATCTAAATGTTGTTCGGTTAAATTTCTTCCAACCATTTGTCCTCCAACACCACAATAATATGTTCCTTGAGGGTCAATGATGCCACCATTATTAAATCCAATAATTGGTTTGTTATGTCCGTGACGGATGAAATATTCTTGTTCAAACCCAACCCAAAAGTCAAAATCTTCTGTCAGTTTTGCTCGGTCATTTGTTTCGTGGACTTTACCTCTACTATCCATAACCTCACAAAGAACATAAATCACATCTGATGGTGATTTCCTATATATTCTAACAGGTTTAAGGTAACAATCGGATGAATATCCTTCGGCTTGTCTTGTTGAACTACCATCAAAACCCCATTCAGGTATATCCAAAAATCCATTAATTTCTTTGTCAGTAATTCTTACTTTGCTTCGTAGATTTGGTTCTGGTTTATAACCATCAAGCCAAACATACTCTAATTTAATTTTCATATTTTATTTTATAATACTATAATAAGTGTTTTTAATTTTCAAAGATTTTTTAAAACCATTTCTAACAGAGAATAATGGTTTTGTTGTCCAAGAAATTCCAACATTGAATATTCTAAACCACCCGCCATCTTCATGTCGTTGTATCGTAAATAAAAAAGTGTTAAAGACTTTAATTGAGGTCTCTTTCACAAAATCATTATCAATTTTATATAGTTTTAACCACATAATAATTTTTTGCATATTTTGATTCTTCAATAACCCCATCTTCAATTAGTTTGTTGATGATGTTCATTGTTTCTTCCATTGATTTTTTAACGATGTAATTTGAAATGTACTCAATGTGAATTGGTTGTCTTAATTTACCTAATAAGGTTTTTTTTAGTTTTTCTTCCATGTTACTGGTTCATTAGTTTTATTATTTCTTCCTCAGTTTTACCTTCAACGAATAACTTATAAACTTTTTCACTCTCATAATCTTGGAAAAGAAAAGCATCTGTTTTACCATAAAACTCTTTTAACTTTTTAGATTCTAAAGCGACCAAACTATTTTGGTAATTTACATATCTCTTATTAAACCCCATAATACCAAAATATAATCAAATTATTATTCAGAGTCAAAGTTTTTCGTCTTTGATAGGTTAATAATTTGAAAAATATATGCCATAATCTTCCTTTTCATAATTGGAACTATTGTTTGTTCCATCGGAAAGTCTTGACTACACTGCATTTCAAATACAGGAAATGTCTTATAATTTTTTGATTTAACAAATGATGAATTGGTTTCAATTATTGAAGATAGTGTAACATCCTCAGGTGAGTTCTCATATATCAACTTAATTGTCGTTTTGTTTGTGTTAGGTTGTTTTCGGTCTCGTCTTATTTGGTACTCCCAAACATAAACTTTATTATCTTTCTTACTATAGTAAAAAGAATAACCCATACCACTTGCCAAGTAATGTTTGTTCTTTTTTAATGAAATATCAACACTATCAAACGCCATGTTCCATATTGACTTGGCAAGATTAAATGTGTCAAATAACTTGACATTTGAATATTGAATTGTTTTAGTTAATTCTTGTTCTTCTTCTTGAGATAATTGACGAGGGTTTTTGGAATATAAATCCTTCAATAAGATTTCATCATCACAGGATTCAAACTTTTTATTAGTCAATAATAATGTGTGTTCTTTATTTAATGATTGCATGTTTGCCAAATGTAATGACAACTCAACAAAGTCAGGATATATTTCAAACCTATCAAGGCTTTTTTCGCATTTCTGTATATAGTCCAACAAGGTATACTTGTTGTATTCAAAATCCAGTGGTTCTTTTAACATCCACTCAGGATTCAA